CGGCAAGTGCTTCAGTCGCATCTGTTAAACCATTTCGCGCATCACGCAGATCGATCTCAGCCAACGCAATATCTTTTGCCTTGCCGGTTGCTAACGCTTCTTGCAATGCTTGTTCTGCATCAGATACACCATAAGTTGCTTCAGTTATATCGTCTTGTGCTTCTTGGATCGAACGTGGATCAGCACCCTTTTGCAAGTCTGCAAGTTTCTTCTGTGCAGCAGTTACCGCTTCTTGTGCATCTGCCAAAGCAATTCCGGCGCGTTGCGCGTCTCTCTGTGCTTGACTCAGATTCTTAGTTGCTTTGATTGCTTCTTTACTTCCTGCACCGTACCCACGAACGACAGTGTTGAAATGTTCTTGTGCTTTGCCAACGTTTGCTGTTGAAGTAGCCAAAGAATCTTGCGCAGTCTTCGTTCCTTTAACTGCCGACATATAACCTTTTTGTTCACTTCCGTAACCTTTAAGCGCAGATGAATATTCCTTCAAACGTTCCATCGCAGTTTTAACAGTCTTGGCTTGGGTATCAAACTCTTTGTTGAGATCTTTTTGTTCTTCTGTTTGAGTCTCAGTTGCAGTAGCAGAAGCATTACGCAAAGAAATATCTACAGCAAAATACTGCTGTTCAAGTTCCATCGCAAGCCCAAAGTCTTTACGTGCTTTCGCTAAACCAATCTGAACTTTCAATTGTTTCTTTTGTTCTTCACGTAACGCAACAAACGCTTCAACCATGTTACGAACCGCAGCAACTTCTTCATAACCATTAGCAGTCGAGATCCCTAACAGTTCCCCATACTTTTTCAACTTAGGATAAATGCCACTGACACTGCTATCAGCAATTTTGTATTTAGCAGCAAGATCAGCAACAGCACCGGAACCGTTCTTGACGAACTGCGCAACGTCTTCGATCTTGTAACCCATAGCGGTAAGAACATCAATATGCGTTCGCATACCTTTGTCACTCTTATAGATCTCATCGATAGCGTTTGTTTGTTCTTCACCTTCGAGTTTCAACGCGGCAACAAAGTCTTTAGTTTTTTGTACCGCTTCAGACTTGCGTTGTGAATAGATCATATATGCGCTAGCAGCAACAGCAAGAACAGCAACAGCACCACCAGCAGCAATCAAAGAAGTCTTAGTTGCAGCAGCCTGAATCGCTTGTTGCTTCAAAGCGTTCGTTGCTAGTTCGGAAGCAATCCTCATTACTCCTTGCACCGCAGTGTAAGTAATTGTTGCGACGCGCAACGCGACAAACGCGCCAGTAACAGTCAAGATGACTTTTCCAAACGCACCCATGTTGAAAATGGCACCAACAAGTTTGCCGGAAAGAAACTCAACACCGGCTCCAAGACCACGCTCACCAACAATATCTGCGAATGTGTTTAACGTTGGAACAAGAGAACTGTTTATGAAGTCTGAGAACCTTTCAACAAACGGCAACAGCAATTCGCCAAGACGTTCAGCAACGTTTTCCATTGCGACTTTCATCTTGTCAAATCCTGTGGCAGTTGCAGCAGCAGTTCCACCAACCTGTGATTCGACTTCTTTCAGAATAAGTTTCTGTGCATCAAGAGTGTTACCAGATTCAACTAATGTTTTGATCTGCTCCTTTTGCGAATCAGTAAAGTTAATGCCAGCGCGTCGCAACGCTGTGATTCCTTTTACCGGATCTGACAAAGCCTTACCAAGTTGCATTGCAGCAGCATCAGTAGAACCGAACACATTGCCTAAGTCGAGAGACGCCTGAATAGCACGATCAAAGATCTTGTTACCGTCACCCATCTGGTTCTGTACTTGTTTGAATGTTAGAAGCAAGTTTGCACTTGTTTGAATTAACTCATCATCAACACCAACTTGTTGAGAGAGACGACCTGACAAGTCAGCAACTTGTTGCGCAGTAAGGTTTGCAGCACCACCAGTCGCCTTGATAATCGCTTCAGTCTGCTTCATTACTTTCTGTGACTCATATGCAGCAGATACAAGTTTGCTACCGATAACGCCTACAACACCGGCTCCGATTGCTGTGAACTTTGCGAAAGATGCAATGCCTTTACGTGCAGCAGCATCAGCATTAAGAAGACCGAACGCACTTTTTTGCGCTCCACCTTCAAGACGTTTGAAGTCTTTAAGTGCTTTGGATATTCCTTTGCCATCGTATGATGACACGATTGGAATGTTGATTGCCATTACATAGCCTTCCCGAACTGACCTAATACGTTGCGCACTTGCTTGCCTGCACGACTACTTGCAGCAGAACGCATTTGCGTATCAGAAGCAATCTCAGCACTATACATGTTTTCAATTCGTGACAATATTTTTTCGACGTCAGCGATCAAAGATGGAAGTTGTTTTTTGACAGTTGGATACATAACACGCGAATTAGGTTTGCCACGTTTCGCATTATTCAAGTTCTTAACAAATGAACCACGATCAGGTGACGTAGTTTGCTGGTGCTTCGCAAGATCGTAAATTGAACCGGCAGCATCAGTTTGTTTGATTCGCAAGATGGTGTAGGTTCCGTCAGTCCGGCGACGTCGTGAGCCTGTGTCAGCCTTCACGCCTTGCTGTACCTTCCGTTGCTGGTATCTAGGGAAAGACGCACCAGCAGCACTAGGAGACTTCCTGCCACGTTCTGTGCGTCCGTACATCGTCCAATGAACGCCACGCGTCGAGTTCCACGGTTGCTTTGGGAACTCTTGCTTGACAGCCCTAACTGTAGGTGCAGCAGACTTAATCAGTTCCTTGCGAATCTCTTTGAACAAGTCCCGATCGAACCGGCGCAGATATTCAATTGTTGATTGAACACCTTGAACTGCGACGATTTGACTCATGATTCTATGTTACAACAACTTATCTAATTCACTTAATGCGACAGCATTGCGTGACGTTTCCTTCTTGTGCAACTTTGGATCTTGTCGCCAGCGAAGATAAAACATCATCGCATTCAATATGTCTTCTGGTTCTTCCAACAAGACTGACGGTGCAATTCCTGTCTCTACCGCTAGATAAGCAATTATGAAGTGGGCAGAGTTTTCTCTAAAGGGACAGACACCTCATCATCGTCTTTCAGTTCGATCTCACTGACTAAGTTAATCCAGTCCGGATCGAATCCTAATGATGTTTCTTTGCGTCGTTTCTCTGAATGCCAAGCAAGCCAAGCAAGATCCGTCAAGCGCAGTTCTTCCTCAAACTTTGTCACGCTCCTGTTCCAAGTGCGTTCGAACGCAACGAAGTCAGAGAACACTGCTTCAACATCTTTTCTTGCTCCGTCGTTAAACACGACAACCATTGCAATTTTCATTGCTTTCTCCTTCTGTTGAGATTATTTAATTAGACAACGGCTTTAGTAAGTGCGCCACCAGTGAACGAAACTGTGCTCATAGCAAGTTCGCCAACAGCACCAGCAACCGGTGTATGCGCAGCAAGGAATGCACCTGTCAAAGTATATGCAGGGTTTGTTGCGGAAGTAGTCGAACCGTTTGGCTTAATGATTACCGTCGTTGTGGTTCCCACAAGTGGGTACAAAGTTGCTTCAACACTATTCGATGGTGACGTTGCGAAGTCTTGCATCAACGCAATTTCACATGAGTTGTTCTGCAATCCGCCGGTAAAGGAATGACCGCTTGAACCAAATGCAGTTATTTCAACTGAATCTTTTTCGTAGTTGATTGTGACACTATTTGCGTGATCTGAAAGATCGACACCGCCGATAGAAATGAATGCGTTAGTAAGTACAACAGTTGCCATTTGGTTTCCTTATGAAGTTGCCTTCACAAGTGTTCCACCTGTGAAAGAAAGAGTGGTCATTGCAAGTTCGCCAACAGCACCTGCTACTGGATTGTGCGCTCCAAGATATGCGCCAGAGATTGTGTATCGTGGGTTTGTTGCACCAACAGTTGTATTGACCGGAATGATCTCAACTGTTGTCGTAGTTCCTACTAATGGATAGACAGTTGCTTCAACGTTTGCTGCTGCGAAGTCTTGCATCAGCGCAATTTCAACAGACAAGTTTTGCAATCCGCCGGAGAACTTATGAGCAAGATCACCAAATGCTGTTGTCTCAACCGAATCGACTTCATAGTTGATGGTCACAGAGTTAGCGCGATCTGCTAATTGAACAGTATTGATCTTGATACTGCAATTTGTAAGAACTACTTGTGCCATTATTTTGTTTCCTTATTTTCTGAAACGTCTTCGGTCTTTTTGCTATTGCTCAACGCAATGTGTTCAGCACTGATCAATGCCTCGATGTTAGCACCTTGCAATGCTTCTTCGTCAATAGTCTGACCAAGTTTTCCAAGATCAGATAAGCGGTCGGAAAGTATTTTGTATGTTGCCATGATTCTCTCTATGCGTGAACAGTAAGCGTGAATTGTATTTCCAAGAACTCTGCGCCACCTTCGCTGAGACTTGAAACGTCTGCACCAGATGATAACACTAATGTTTGACACACTCCACCAAGCGTTTTATCTCCTTCAAGACAAGCACGAATTGACTTTGCTCCGTCATATGAAAGGTAATCATCAAGTAACGCGTGTGCGGTTCGATCAGTCCAGCGACCTACAACAGCATGAATCTGCCACGACATAACAACGTCACCGCCACCGAACGCTCGATGATATTCAACGCTTGTAAGTTCAGGATATGCAAACGGTGGGTTCATTTGTTCCGGCTGATAAGAAGTCGAACGCAAACCACTAATCGTTGCCAGCCGTGTTTTTAATCCATCAGCAACTTGTTTAATAGTCGCAGGCATTACGCAACAACCAATTGTCTATATGGC